GAAAGCACCGTTGAAGCCATTGTTTAAAACATTAGCTGCACGAACTTGCTTAGTATTTGCCATTGAACGAGCAAGAGCTTTAGTATAACGAGCTGAAAGACTATCATATAGATTATCTTCAACCGCTTCTTCAGTTAAACTGAATCCTAAAGCAATTGTTACGTGGTTATATCTAGCTGTAAAAGCTTCTTGTGCGTTATCATACGCAATAGCTGCTCCCTCATTTTTCAGAGGTGCGGCTGCAAAACCAGCTAGTTTTGTTTCTTCTTCAAAAGAACGGTCTGAAGATTCAGTTTCGTAAATCTCTTTATGTTCTTCTCCATAACGCTCATATTCTAAACCGAATAAAGCATTAAGTCCTGGTAATAGCTCCTTAAGGAGCTGGGCTCTTGAAATCGCCATATCATATTCTCCTTAATTAGATTCCAGTTGCGTTAGTGTAAGAGTGCATACCTGGATTGAATTTAATCAATAAGTCGGTAAATGCATCACCTACAGTGGATTTTGGACCATCTACAAAATCAACAATACGGAAAGCAAAAGTGTTTGTCGTAGCTGTTGTGGCGGTCACTGCAGAATTAGAATTACCTGTAGTAGTGTCGCCTGTAGTTGTAGACTGCGCTGCCGCTAAGTGAGTGTTCTGACCTAAGTCAGCTTGTGTCACTGAGCCGTCCGCTTGTGCTTGAAAGACTACATCTGGGTCGTCAATAACATATGCTTGAATATCGTCAGCAACTGTTCCTGTTGGGAAACTTTGCCTAAATACTACTGTACCGAGACTAGGGTCTGTGTAAGTACAACCTACAAAAACACCAATTGTACCAGCTGGGAATGATGCGGCTGCTCCGCCACCTCCATTACCTGTCACTGTAACAACTTCAATAGTTCCGGCGGCTGCTATTTTAACAATAGAGCCATTATATATGTTAGTTCCAAATCCAGAAGCAATCGGTAATAGACGTGTAGAACCCGCGTACGGAGTACCGCCTATATGGTTTACTGCTTTAAGCCCATAGGGCGTAGCTGTAGTTGCCATGATTGTTTCTCCTATTTATTTTTTCCCCTTTCCAAAACTTCGACCATTTTCTTGACCTTCAGCAAATTTAGGCATACGTGGGTCGTTTTGATTCATGTATGACGCATCTACTGCTTCAGTCTGAGCACGGGTTTTTTCATTAATATGTGCTGCTCTTTGGTCCATCATTTCTTGAGGAGCTTTACAAAGTAATAGACCTCCAATTTCTATGCCTTCTTTAAATTGGCTATTGGGGTCTGCCTGTATTATGACTTCTGGGTGTTCCGAATGCTTCACCGGTTCCCAGCCTTCACGCATTTTTGAAGAGACGTTCATGTTATCAGGTTCATTAAGTAAAGAAACTCTTATCCAACGATACGCCCATCCCGGTTGTTGTTTGAACTCCGGAAGAAGTGAGGCAGGTTGCCATTTTTTCGCTTCGTCTTGTCTTACTTCTGTTTCTCTTGATTCTCTTTTTACCTTATCCATTTGCGTTCTCCAATTTAATCATTTCTCGTGCATATTGCTCCGGTGTTAACTTAAGCTTTTTAGCAAAAGCAACTTGTGTCTTACTTAGGCGTACTTTCTTTGGCGCAGTACTTCGCGTTGCCGGTGCAACTACATTAGAAGGTTTGCGTTGGGCGGGTTTATCCGATTCCAACGAATTATCCCCAAAGTTCTCAGGGAATCGTTTCTGCATCGTTTCATCTATACGACGGTAGTATGCGTCAGAAGTGGGGTCAATTCCATTTCTAACTAATTTTTCATGTAGTCCTAAAGCTAATGAAGTCATTTCTTCATCTTTACCAAACCAAGTATTTTGTTCTTGCCAAGCTTGAGCTTTAGCATCTGGTTTAGGCATTGTAGAACGTACCTGTTGTTGATTAGACTCTACACTATTTTGTTCTGTTTGTGAAGGAGTATATTGAGGTTTGAGTCCTTTAGCTTGTGATAATTTCATCTGAGCTTCATTCATTTTAGCTTGCGCTTCAACTATGGCATCAGTCTCTCCACTTTCATAAGCTTCTCTATATTCTCGCTTAGCTAAATTAACCTCTGCTTCAGCAGACGATAGGACTGTTTTAATATAATCTTCTTCTCCAGTACTTAGAGTAGATTGTAATTTTTTATTTTGTTCCGCTACTTTTTGAGCATAAGCAATAGCTTCATCTTTTTCTCTTTGAGCTCTTTCTTTTTCACGCCTTTCGTCGTGTTGCATTTTTTTAAGTTGAGCAAATCTTTGTTTAACTCGGTCAGAGTATCCTTCAAGAGTATCTTCCTCTACCTCTTTTACAATATCTTCAGGTAGTGGTTCTTTGCCTCTATCTTCAGGTGGAGTATCATCTTCTTCTTCAATTTCTAACTCCGCGTCTGCTTTTTTAGGTTGTTCTACTCGCTCTACATCTGCAGTAGACTTTTCAGGTTTAGATTCTTTTTTATTTAAATCTACCTCAAGTTCTTCACCTTCTACTTCGTCGGGCATTTCATTAATTATTTCTGCCATGCTATTCTCCTATGCGCGCTCGTAGCCACGTGGGTCATCCACTACAGCTTCAACCGTGTCGTCGTTAATAATGCGGAATTCTTTTCCGTGAATTTTAATTCTAGTGCCTGCATAAGCACGAGTAATAACGAAGTCTCCTTCTTTACACCATGCTCCTGTCGGAAATCTAGCTTCATCTTGATAAGCTAAATCTCCTAGCTGCATAACAAATAAGACCACTGTTGAATGCTCTTGTATTTGCTTTACAGAATCTGATTTAATAAGACCACTTTCATACTTTTCATCTGCTTCAGGCACCATACATAAAATACGATAGCCTTTAACATCAGGTAGTTGTGTAGTAAGTTTAGCTAATGCTTCATCCTCACTTACTTTTTTACCATTAGTGGTAGTTGTGTTTTTGGGTTTTTTAATTGGCTTGCCACCAGCGTTTACTATAGTTTTATCTGGTGTAGCTAAAATATAATCGCTTTCGATATTAGGGTCTATACTCATTTCTTATCCCCTTTATCTATAGTAACTATATTATCTGTAGGGCTACTTTCAAAGTCTTCTTCTTCTTTTTTGTGCACTACCAGCATATCAGCAATCATCATTTGAACTGTATCAAATCCTCTAACCTGTCCACATGCATGTTGATAACCTCCAAGGTCTGCACCCCCTCTAGCCATGTCTTCCGTTACTTCGTTGCGTCTTTCTTTTATCTGGCTTGATAAAAGCATAAGCGTTTCTTTCTCTGCCATGTTAATCCTTTTTTTTAGTTAGTGTTATCCTCATCTTTAGTTTCTTCTATCTCGGTTTTGTCTTTTAACTTCTGCTCATGAGCAGCAGTCTCATCACGCATCCTAGATTCTTCTTGGCGCTGCATCATATCAGCTTGAGCTTTAGCTTGTTCAGCTCCTAATTTAGCGCCTTCTAATACTTCTTTTAAATCTATTTGTTTCTGTTCCATCTCTGCTTTAGCTCCAATCTGAGCTCCTTGCAATGCAGCATCTGCGTCGTGTTTAGCTTGTGCTAATGCAATATCTCTTTGATAATCTGATACTAATTTTTCTTGTTCAAATTTTAATTTAGCTTCTGCTAATAAACTATTTGCGTGCATACCTGTGATTTCAGCTTCAGTTTTCTTAGCTTTAGCTTGAGCTTCCATTTTCTTCAATTCTAGTTCAGCTTGTTGCATTTGAATAATAGGGTCTTGAGCTTGTTGCTGTTGTTTTTCTTTTTGAGCCTCAGCTATATTTTTCTGTAAAAGTTTTTCTGCTCCTGCTGCTGATAGTCTAGCTATTTCAGTCTCAATATCTTCAGGTAGAGTTTCACCAGGAGGTGGAAGTGGTACTCCTAGTTGTTCTTCTATTTTTAATCTATATAAGAATGCCATATGTTCTGCTATGTGAGCTTCTATTGCGTTTTGAATAGCAGTAGCTTTTACACTTTGACCTACCATTTTTCTCACTAAGGGGTCATTCATAAATGCTAAATGCACTTCGATATGAGCTTCGTGGTCTTGTTCTATAAATGCTTTCACAGGAGTGCCATTTAATATATTCATATTTTCAGATACAGGGTCAAGACGTTTAGCATCATCTTCATCTTTAATTAACTTATTAATATTCTTAACACCTAATACAGTTAACATCTGACGATTAAGTTCTTTTAAATCATATATAGTTGGGTTTTGTTGTGCCATTTGCATAACTGCTTGGTACTGAACAACTTTTTGTGCCATAGTTGCAGCATTAGGGTCAGCTACAGGTATAACATTTACTTTATCGTAGTCTTCTTGTTTAGCCCCTGGTGTTCCAGTTGATGGGTCATATACATAATTAGGGTCGGTATAATCTTTTATTAAAGTTTTAAGTAGACCAAACTCTTTTTTCATTGCATAATATATACGAGCATTAACAGCTGACATTACTTTGAGTGTTCGTTCTAGTATTGCAAGTGTAGAACCTACTGGAGAGTTAGACGACATGTCAGATACTTTCATATCTGCAGCAGAAGCAAAACGTCTACCTTCGTCAATAATTTTATCCATCAAAGCAGCAAGCACTTGGCTAGGCTCTTTGTAAGGTAATGGCATTAGGTTATCTCGTATGGTTCCAGACGGTGCATCTACATCACGCCATTCTGCTGGACCGATTGGTGTATCATCACCTTTGATACGTAAGCCTCTTGCTTTAAATCCACCTGGGAGATTTGATAATGTACCTGCGTCTACTAACTGTCTTAACAGCATTGTGCCTGATTTTGAAAATCCACCAATTAGGTGTATCAGACCAAAGCAATAAAAGCCAAATCCTGGAATATAACCATAGTGAACAAAATGTTCTCTACGTTTTTTCATACTGTCATCTTGATTCCAATTACGTCTAACAGCTAGAATCTCTGAAGTACCTTTATCTATAGTAACTATGTAAGGAAGTGCTATTCCTGTTTTTCTATTTCCGTCTTTATCTTCATAACCTTCTAAGTCAAGGTTAACATTCATCTCTAGTATTTTATATCGGTCATCATTAGTGGCATCAAAGCCCATCTGTTCAGCTATCTTTTTCTCTACCTCATCTAAATCGTAGTTAGCTTCACCTAAATCAGTATCTCGATAAAAACCCATCTCTTGTAAATAATGAATTTCTTGTTTAGTCTTACGCATAACATGTGTTACACGTTCAGCTGTTTCTAAGTTAGATGCACCGTAAGGTACCACCATATCTTCAGCTGGTACAAAGATAGATACTTGACGCTCTAATGCTGGGTCATAATAAACTTTTTTAAATGCATTGCCTGCTAAACCTAATCCCCATAACATTCTTTCATGTTCAGGTCGGTACTCTGGCATTTTATCCATGAGTTGATAGTTCATATTCTCTTGTACACGTTGAGAAGCCTCAACACACTCAGGAGTTTCTTTACCAATAATAGAAGTCTTTACAGGGCCTGCAGCTGGAAAAGTTTCCATCATTGTTTCAGCTTGGAATTTGACGAGTGCTTCGGAAAGTAGTGGGTGATAGACAGCACATGCGCCTTCCCATGGTTCAGTACGTTCTTCTATTTTAAGACCAAGAAGTTCTAAACCATCAACATAAGTTTCAAGCCAGTCTTTTCGTGAATTTATATCATTGCTGAAGTCTTCTAATAAGTCAGAAGATAACTGACCCATATACTGCTCATCTAAATCTTCGGCTAAGTTTTTATTAAACTCATCATCTTCCATACGGTCAGGGTCAATAACAATCTCATTATCACCTATGCCAATCGTAACTTTTTCTGGGTCTTCTATTTCAATTTCAATAGCTTCTTCTGACTCAGCCATCTCTTCAACTCCTACTGGAGCTGCATATAGTCCTTTATCTATATCTGCCATCGTCTATCCTTTTAATTTCGCTGTATTCGTTTTAGGGTTATACTTAAATGCAGTTTTAGGTTTTCCTGTTTTCTTAGATGCTCTGTCTTTTGCTCTTTCTTCAGCTGTCATCATATTTCTTATCATACCCGCTTGAGTATATTTACCATCTTTATCAAGATGACCTCGTTTTTTTAGTATTTCTATAGCCGTATCTTTGTTTCCTACTTGGGCAGTAAGTCTTTCAATTAATTCATTTCTTCCCATGTGTTTTTGAGTAGCCATTATACCGCATAATACCTTTTATTTTTTTGACTTCTAAACATCTGTATATCATCTTCTTCATCACTTGGCAAGCGAATAAATCCACCCTGCCTAAACCGTGCTAGTGCTAAAGTTGTTGAGTCAACCAAGTCATCGTTGGCACCACTAGGGAAATCATTACATTCTTCTATAACTTCTTTAGCCCATCGTCTATCTGGAGCCCAAACTATGCCTGAACTAAACAAATCAGAAACAGAGTTAACACGACTAATCTTGTCTTGACCCTTTCCTGGGGTAAACTCTCCTACAGGTATACCCATACGTCTAAACTCTTGGTAAAGTGCAGCACCATTAGACTTTTTCTCTACAATAAAAGCATCAGGTTCCCATTCTTTATACTCTTCAATACAAAGTTCTTTTAATTCTGGAAACTCTAAGCGTTTCTTTACTGCATTTAACAATATTATATTATAATTATTAGTCTCTTCGTTAAAAAAGACACCCCATGTTGTTAATGCGTTGTAATCGGCTCTATTATTAGCTTCTTGAGCAGCATCAAGTGTCATTATTATAAATTCACACGGTGGGGGGTCTTCTTCTTCCCATATTCCCCACCATTCTCGCTTAATTAACGCTCCTTCTTCCGATGTTGGGTTCTGTAAGTACTGAGCGTTCCAATATCTTACATCTAAAGCCGCACGTCTTGCTTGTAATTCTTGTAAAGGCCAGAACTCTGGCCAAAGTGGTACCTCTTCTCCTTGTTTATTCTCTAAAATCGCTGGAAACTCTACTACTTCCCAATCATCTACGTCATCATTCTTTACCATTTGGTTAACTATCTGTCCTGTCAGGTCTAATTTAGACCATCGAGTCATAACCACAATAATAGCGCCCCCAGGCATAAGCCTTTGCAAAGGTCCAGACTGAAACCACTCCCAAGCAGGAAGAAAAACATCTGCTTTGCCCATCTTTGCATCTTGTTCAGAGTGTGGGTCATCAATTATAAAGAGGTCTGCACCCCTACCAGCAAGAGCCCCGCCGACACCAATAGCAAAATACTCACCATTAAAATTAGTACCCCAACGAGAAGCCGATTTAGAATCCGCTTGAAGATTGATTTCCGGGAAGATGTCCTTATAAGGGTCTGAACCCACAAGATTTCGGACTCGACGACCAAAATTAACCGCAAGGTCAGCAGTATGAGATGCCATAATAACTTTTTTAGCGGGATGGTTACCCAAAAACCAAGCTGGCGCCAGATAGGAAATAAGCTCAGACTTACCATGTCGAGGTGCAATGTTGACGATAACTCTTTTGCGCTTGCCCTGAGCGATTTCTTCAAAGAGTTTAGCGAGCCTCGCATGATGTGCTCCTACTTTGTAGTCTGGATATACGTGTTTTATAAAATCTAAAAATTTTGCTTTCCCCTTTTTCTGTGTTATTTCTTTTTTATATTGTTGTAGTAGTAATAAGTTTCTTCTTCTGTCACTCTCTGACATATGTGGTAATGATTTTTGTAATAAGTCTAAGTCTTGAGGACTAATCATCTTTGATTATCTCATGTTCACCTTCAATCACTGTACCTTTTAATTCTTCAATTGTTTTTAATAATTCTTTTTCTAGCTCATCTCCAGACTTTGTAATATGTGTAATCTCTGTTTTTCTTTTAAACGCATCAACGCCATCAATCTCTCCTATCATACGTAAGGCTGCGAGTCTTTCACGAGAACTTTTACCAGTCTCTGCTTCTTGGACTGCTCTATTTAATACATGTAACTTTAAATCTGCAAGGTCTTTTACTATCATGCAGTTAGTTTGCGCTACCAAACCTGCTAGATAAGCCATTGTTTCATTAGGGTAGTTTCCAAACTCAGGTTTGAGTTCAGGGTTCTTCATCATTTCTTTGGCAAGTTCTTCAGCTTCTTCTATATTTTCTTTACTAGGTTCAATAGCCTCATCGGAAATATCAGCTATAAGTTTAATAGTATTAGTTCGAGCTTTTAGTTCCTCATCTACTGTCATAGAGGGGAGTGCTTCCTCACTATTTTTAGGTAAAGGTATATTGTCCTCTATGTGGGGCACTATTACTGTTTGATTACTTTCTGACATGTGTCGCTGTACACCTTTGATTTAATTTGCAGCTATGACTAAAGTATAACTAATAAACTAATCCAAGGCAATAACCAAACAACATTAATAAGAACACTACGTATATAGATATATTTTCCATGCTCGTATTCTAATAGAATTCCTTTGTTCATGTGGTACTAAGACTCATTCGTGTTTTTGAGATTTTTTTGTGAAAAATTTTTTTATTTAGGGATTAGTAAAGTGACGGGGGGTGTTTGAGAATTGGCAGGATTATTTGTGCAAATCATAGTGTGTGTGTGAGTGCGGGACTCCTCGTTGTGTTTGCGTGGGGTGGTATGGGGTACGTTCGAAATCCTGACAGTTTGTCAGGGTTTTATAAATAAGTAAGGCTATACTTGCCTTATACTGTCATTAAATACATAATTCAACCATGCACTAAGAGATTAAATAGCTATTCGGTTATTTTCTTTTAATGTATTTTTATAGGAGATATTCATAATGAATATTTTAAAGAAAGCAATGTTAAAAGCGTTACCTGTTTACGTTGGTGGTTTAAAAACTGCTGAAGCTGAAGTATCAACCCTAGCTGAAAAAGCTTTGGAGGGAATGAGTAAGACCGCTAAAGATAATATTACTAAGGCGGTTAAGGTTCAGGACGATTCCAAAGTTAAAAAGCTAGCTAGAACTGAAGTACAAAAACTAGCAGGTTTAGATATTAAAGCAGATGTTGCATTGTATAAACGTACTATTGCGCCGTTGTTTTATGATAATCAAAAATCTGAGGTCTTTAGTGGTATTGTTGCATCTGAGTTAGTCATTGATGGCAAGTTCTGCTATGAGATGGAAAAATCAGTTTATACAGGTTTAAAATCTGTTGATGGTAAATATGGTGAAGATGGTGAGAAAATTAAAGCTATCATGAAAAACCATAACTCACGTGAGAAGGTGCAAAACAGTTGTGACCAACATGTAACTAGACTAGGTACAGATTTAGTCAAAGCTGTACTTAAGCTAGGTTGGGACCATACAACAGTTGCAGGTACTAAGCAACCTTGTGCAGTAGCGTTAAAAACTAAGTTTGATGGATTCGAAGCTTATTACAATAGTAACGCTTCGGAACTTAGTACTAAACAAGCTATTGAATTTAAAGAATGGATAGCTAAACGTCCAAACTTTCTTAAGTAAATAGTTGCTACTCAATGTTATTAATTCAAGGACTCCTTCGGGAGTCCTTACTTTTTAGAGAGGATATTATGAATAATGAAATTAAGCATTATGCAGTTTTAAAGTTTAGATTGAAAAACAACCCTAAGCTTTTTGTTTGGAAAAATCAAAATTACTTCTATCTAAAATCTAGATTCAATCGAATCAAAGATAACATGGAAATGTATTATTTCACTCATGAAACTAAAGTATTATAAATCTAAGGACTCCTTCGGGAGTCCTTTTTTTTCGTCCAAAATTTGTAGCCGTTCGATTGAAACCAGTTCCTGCCCGAGGGCGCGCGGGCGAACGCCGTCCTGACAGATTGTCAGGGTTTCATCAGAGATATAATCTAATGATACCTAATGTTCCAAGCGTCATAGCGTGTGTTCTAAAAACTGTGGTGTACTTTGGAACACGATTGCCCTTTATTATCAAGGGATTCCAAAGAATGTTCCAATGTTCCAATAGTTTTCGATAGGGGACTAGGGGTTTTGAGATTTTAGTAACTCAAGAGTCCCCCTAGTGCGTTGTAACTAAATTACTCTTAAAACTTTTGTCCTATAAAACCCTTGGAACATTGGAACATTTTAGATAATAACTATATTAAAAATAAAAGAACTCTTATATATCAAGGGTTTCGGGGGAGTCATCTTTTGTGTTCTGTTCTATAAGTAAAGT